ATCAAATTACCGGAACTATTAGCGGCAACGCGGGAACTGCCACTAAATTTGAAACGGCGCGTAATTTATCACTAACTGGCGATGCGACGGCTACGCTTTCGGCGTTTGATGGATCGGCGGCTGTTTCTGCCGCATTAACATTAGCAACGGTTAATAGTAACGTAGGTACTTTTACTAAAATTACTGTTAATGGTAAGGGTCAAGTTACAGCCGCTTCACTGGCTACTTTAAATGAGATCTCAACGCCTACCGCTGATTTTTCGCATGGTGGTTTTAAAATTACTAGCCTTGCTGATCCGGTTAATGCTCAAGATGCGGCGACTAAAAACTATGTTGATTCAGTCGCGCAAGGTTTAGATCCGAAAGGCTCAGTTGTTGCCGCTTCAACGGCTAATATCGCTTCATTATCCGGCACCATGACCATTGACGGCATTGCTTTGGTGGCGGGTGATCGAGTTTTAGTTAAGGATCAAACTACTGACTCACAAAATGGCATTTATATTGTTTCAGCGAGTTCATGGGCGCGCGCTTTAGATGGTGACTCATGGAGTGAATTAGCCTCTGCTTATGTATTCGTTGAAAAAGGATCGACCAACGCTGATAACGGTTTTTTGTGTACCGTTGATGCGGGCGGCACTCTTGGCACAACCGCAGTTACTTTCGTGCAATTTTCCGGAGCAGGTCAAATAACAGCGGGAGCTGGTTTAACTAAAACAGGTAATCAGTTAGACGTTGGTACTGCTTCAAGCTCGCGCATCGTTGTTAATGCAGACAGTCTTGATCTTGCGACGACTGGAATTACAGCGGGGAGTTACACGGGCGTTACTACTGATGTTTATGGTCGAATTACTGCTGGCACGACTAATGGCTTAACTGACGTTTCAGTAATTGACGGCGGATCATTTTAATTTTTTAACCCTGCCAGTTTTGGCAATTTAAGGGAGCCTTTTTATGGCAAATAAAATCAAGCTAAAGCAATCCAGCGTATCAGGAAAAGTACCTACTACAACCGATTTGGAACTTGGCGAGCTAGGCATTAATACCTACGACGGCAAGTTGTTTTTAAAGAAAAAAGTAGGCGTTGTTGAAACTATTATTGATGTGACGGGCGCCGCTTCTGGCGTTACTTCAGTTGGTGGATCGGCGCCTATTATTTCGTCTGGTGGGGTCACGCCTAGCATTAGTATTTCTGCTGCTACTACTTTAGCGGCTGGCAGCATGAGTGCAGCCGATAAAGCCAAAATTGATGCTGTAACTGGTACTAACACAGGCGATGAAACTGCATCAACGATTAAAACAAAGCTTGGAATTACTACGTTAAGTGGATCTAATACGGGCGATCAAGTTATACCTGTTGCATCTTCAACTGCTCCTGCTGCATTAGGGACTGCTGCTGTGGGTACAGGAACAACATTTGCAAGAGCTGACCATGTTCATACATTGCCAAGTTTAGCGACATTAGGCGCACAAGCTGCTGGTTCTTATGTAACTGTCGGTGGTGCTTTAGGTACACCATCTTCAGGAACATTAACCAACTGTACTTTTCCAACTCTTAACCAGAATACTACAGGCACAGCTTCCTCTTGCACAGGCAACGCTGCTTCTGCTACAACTGCTACAAGTCAATCAGGGGGTACTGTAAGTGCAACAACTGGAGCGTTTAGTGGTACTACTTCATTTCCATGTGCGCAGGGAGCATTTAATATACAGAATGGCACGGGCGATGGAGCTTCATTCACTGTTTATAACACAGCTATTCATAGCCATTGGGGTATTGGGTTTAGAGATTATCAAGATTTAACTACGGTTAAAGCATATATTGATTGTAGGTCTGGAAACATAGGAACAAGTGGGTCTTTTGTAGGTAATTTATCAGGCAACGCTGCTACTGCAACCACAGCAGGCGCATTACAAGGTCTAACAAGTGGTGCTAATGGTTCAATATATACCGATGTAAACTGGGCAATGTTACTTCAAGGGTTTACCAATGGAGGATCATTTGGTTGGAGACCTACTAATGCAGTAAGTATAGCATTTAGCTGCTCAAACACTGGTAATCTTAATGCTATTGGCACTATTTCAGGAACAAACATAACTACTGGCGGTAACGTCACTGGCTCATCAGCTTCTTGCACAGGCAACGCTGTTACTGCTACATCGTTAACAACAATAGTTGGTTCAGCCCCTTCATACGCTTGCAGAGCATGGGTGAACTTCAACGGTACTGGTACTGTAGCTATTCGTGCAAGTGGGAATGTGTCGAGTATTACTGACAATGGTGGTGGGGATTACACGGTTAATTTTACTACTGCGATGCCTGATGCAAAGTATTCAGCAGTTGCAAATTGTAATGGCGTATCAACAACATCACTTGCCCCACACATGTTTGGAAGTGGGCAAGGTATTGCCTCATATACTGCTAGTAGCGTTAAAATACAACTAGAACACGGAGGCGTATCGCCTGCTGATCGTGAAGTAGTTACTGTTGCAATTTTCCGCTAGGACACCAAAATGAAAAGAATAATATACAAAACAGAAGATGGCGGTGTTGCTGTAATTATACCAGCACCAGAATACCTACAAGACCACACGATTGAAGAACTTGCTACCAAAGAAATACTTGAAGGTGTTGAGTATGAGATTGTTGATACTGACACTATTCCCTCAGATCGTACTTTTAGAGGAGCATGGACATGGGCATAAGTATTAACTTTACAAAAGCACAAGAGATTACTAAAGATAGATTGCGAGCTGAACGTACGCCATTGCTTCAAGCATTAGACGTGGCTCAACTTAGGAATCTAGCTGACCCTGTAGCTTTAGCGGATATTGAAGCTAAGAAACAAGTGCTACGAGATGTTACTCAGCAAGTAGATAGCCTGACCTCGCTTGATGAACTTAAAGCAGTTCAGTTGCCTGTTTTAAAATAAATGCTTGGTATAGCGGCTTTAAGAGTTATTGCGGTTAATCCTGTTGATGGAGATATTAATTTTCCAGATAAGCCAAGCTGTGTATGGGCTAATAATAACTAAGGAAAACACGCAAGAGGAATCATTGAAGTAAATCAAACAAAATTAATCATGGACAATTCAACTAATGCGCGCGCGTTTCGCGCCGCTGAAGTGGGCGCTATCGATATTGAAAACCGAACTGTTGAACTAGCTTTTTCAAGTGAGGTTGAAGTGCCTCGCTGGTGGGGTGGTGAGATATTAAGCCACGATCCTGCCGCAGTTGTTTTAACGCGTCTTAATGACGGCGCGCCACTCTTATTAGAACATGATACCGATGACCAGATCGGTGTTGTTGAATCTGTTTCAATCGACGCAGACCGACGGGGTCGGGCTGTTGTGCGTTTCGGGAGGAGCGCGCAAGCCGAAGAAATTTTCCAAGACGTTCAAGACAAAATTCGCAAGCACGTTTCAGTGGGCTACATCATACATGATGCCAAGGTTACTGAAGAGCGCGACGGCGATGATGTTTGGACAGTCACGTCTTGGGAGCCTTTTGAAATTTCTATTGTTGCTGTTCCTGCTGACATTTCTGTTGGCATTGGGCGGTCAATCGATTTAGAAACTAAACCAGAATTAATTAAACCTATTGAGGAATTACCCAAAATGGAAACACAACCAATTATCGACACTTCTGTCGACATAAAAGCGGCAACTGATGTTGAAAGATCAAGAACTCGCTCTATTTTAGAAATGGGCGAAAAATTCGGCGCGGCTGATTTAGCGCGTGACGCTGTAAAAGACGGCAAAACGTCTGAGGAATTTCAACGCTCTTTACTTGAACACGTTAATGCCAAAACTCAGCGCCCTTTAAACGAGCAAATGGCTGATGCTAACGTCGGCTTGACTGATAAAGAAGCGCGTAACTTTTCATTTATGAAAGTGATTCGTGCATTAACAGAACCAACTGATCGTCGCGCACATGAAGCGGCGGCATTTGAATTTGAGGCTTCAAGATCTGCCGCTGAAAAATTAGGCAAAAATTCTGACAAGTTCATTATTCCGGCTGACGTTTTAACTCGCGCCATCAACACTTCTGTTTCTGGAACTGGCGCTGGTGATACGGGCGGATTTGGAATTGCTACTACTCTGCAAGCGCAATCATTCGTTGATATTTTAAGGGGTCGTGCAACTATCATGCAACTCGGCTCTGTCATGGGCGGATTGGTGGGTAACATCGATATACCAAAACAAGTTGCCGCTTCACAGGGCTATTGGTTGGGTGAGGATGCCGACGCTACGCAAAGCGCATTGGAGCTAGGTCAAATCCAACTAACTGGCAAAACGGTTGCGGCTTTCTCAGAAATCACTCGCAAGCTGATGGTTCAATCTAGTTTAGACGTTGAAGCATTAGTTCGAATGGATCTTGCTAAAGCCCTTGCCCTGACTATTGATAAGGCTGGTTACTACGGTTCGGGTTCAGCCCATCAACCATTAGGTATTGCAAACCAAGATGGCGTACACGCGGTGTTATTCGCTGGCGCACAACCAACCTTTGCTGAATTGGTTGAAATGGAAACTCAAATTGCCTTAAACAATGCTGATGTTGCTGGCATGGCTTATGTGGGCAACGCAAGTTTCCGAGGTCACGCTAAAACAACTTTGCGTTTCCCTAGTGCGGCTATTGCACAGGGCGGCACAATTTGGGAGCAAGGCAATACTGTCAACGGTTACAAAACTGAAATCACTAACCAAGTTAATGCTGGCGATGTTTTCATGGGTAACTTTTCTGACTTGCTGATTGGCATGTGGGGCGGCTTAGAGTTATTAGTTGATCCATATACTTACTCACAAAAGGGTCGCATCCGCGTTGTTGTTTTTCAAGATGTTGATTTTGCTTTACGCAGAAGTCAATCGTTCAGCGTTGGAAGACCTGACTAGATTTAACCTTTAGATGAAGCCGGACTTTGTTCCGGCTTTTTTTATCATTTGGAGAAAATAACATGGCAGATTCAGTTTATTTAAAAGTTAGCTCGGCTTTTTTGATCGGCGGCGAGATTGCCCGAAAAGGTGAAATTGTTGAAGTATCAAACAACGAAGCAAAAGATTTATTAAGTAGAGGCAAAGCAACGCTTGCTACTTCGAAAGACGCACCCGAAAAAGTGCCTGCTGAAATTATTGTTGCCGATGAAGTTATTGTTACCGATGAAGATCCATTACTCTCTACTGAAAGCATTGGCGTTGTTGAGCCTGCAAAAACTAAGCGCAAAAAATAATGTCAACGCCGCACTGGGATGACATTACTGACTTTATCGATTTTGATGATTTTGCCGTCAACTGCACATTGCGTATGCAAACGGGGATGGTTAGAAAGTTTCTAGGAATTTTTGACGACCCATACCTAAATAGCCAGCTTGGCAGTTACGAAAGCGATACAAGCAGACCGACTATTCACTGTTTAGAGCGTGACGTTTTAGGCGTTGCGCGTGGTGATCGAGTTGATGTTGATAAAAAATCTTTTGATGTGTTATCTGCTCCGCATGTTGATGGAACGGGATTTGCTGTGCTGGAGCTTGCTCCTGCTGAGTTGTCCGGTTAATGCTTAACCTTAATTTCAGAGCGGAGGGCATTGATGCAATATCCGAGTCGCTCGGCGCTACTGAAAAGCAAGTCAAGTTCGCATTAAGTCGCGCCGCCCAGAGAACTGCGGCGACGTTAAGAAAGCAAGCAAGCAAGGGCTTTAAGTCTGAACTTGATGTAAAGAAAATGGCATTTATTCGCAAGCGATTGCGCGCTATTAAGATTCAGGGCGCGAGCGTTGCGGGCGCTAAATTATGGTTTGGTCTTAACCCATTGCCTTTATCAATGTTACGCGGATCTGCTCACGGCAGTCGATCAGGCGGCGCATCTTGGAGCGGTAAAGCGGGGCGAGTGAATTACCCGCATGGCTTTATTTTATCTGGCAAGAATGGCAGGGGGAAAAGTATTTACAGTCGTGATGGTAAGGCTAGAACACCCATTCGTGAGGTGTCAGTCGCTA